ACTTACATGATACATCACAGCACCTACCTTGATGACAAGTTAGGTTTTTTGTCTAGACAGATGAAAGACAAGATAGAACGCTACAAGGAGACGGAACCTGACTACTACCGTTGGATGTATTTGGGCGAGGTAATCGGTTTAGGTAATCATGTTTATAACATGAGCTATTTTAAGCCACTAGATAGCCTCCCAGACAACGACAAAGTGATAGGTATATCATTCGCCCTGGATACAGGACACCAGCAATCAGCGACAGCCTGTGGGGCTTATGGACTAACTGCCAAGGGTAATGTTATCTTGCTTGATACTTTCTACTATTCACCAGCTGGCAAGACCATCAAAAAGGCACCTAGTGAGCTCTCTGTGATGATCCATGACTTTATAGACAAGGTCATGAAACAGTACAGAGTGCCAAAACTCAAGATGACTATTGATAGTGCGGAGGGAGCTTTGAGAAATCAGTATTTCAAAGACTATGGCGAGCGCTGGCACCCTGTGGCTAAGAAGAAAAATCAGACTATGATTGATATGGTTATCAGCCTACTAGCTGAGGGGCGTTTCTACTACCTTGACATCCCTGCTAATAAGGTCTTTGTAGAGGAGCATAAGATGTACCGATATGATGACAAGACTATCAATACTGATGACCCAAAAGTCATCAAGGAAGATGACCACACGGTGGATGAGTTCAAGTATTTTGTCCTAGACAACGCTAGAGAGCTAAGACTAAAAGCCTAAAGGAGCCAATAATGGGAATAGTACAGACTATCAAGAATTTTTTCACAAGGAGCAAGTATGTGATGACAACACAGAACTTAACGAATATCACCGATCACCCTAAAATAGCAGTGTCATCCACAGAATATGACCGCATTAGGGAAAATCTCAAGTATTATGCAGGACATTATCCACAGATTGAGTACATTGACAGTAACGGGACGCCTCAAAAGCGAGCTTTCAACCATCTGCCTATTGGGCGTACAGCGGCTAAGAAGATTGCAAGCCTAGTGTTTAATGAGCAGGCTGAAATTAAGCTAGACGACAAGGACGCTAATAAATTCATTCAGAAACAGCTACAAGATGACAGATTTGTCAAGAATTTTGAGCGCTATCTGGAGAGTGGTTTGGCACTTGGTGGATTGGCTATGAGGCCATACGTTGATAGAGACAAGGTAAGAGTCTCTTTCATTCAAGCGCCTGTCTTTTTGCCTCTACAATCAAACACACAGGACGTTTCTAGTGCTGCTATTATTACTAAGACAATCAAGTCAGAGAGTAACAAACAGAAGTTTTACACGCTGATTGAACTGCACGAATGGGGCAAGGATGACAAGTACACAGTCACTAACGAGCTCTACAAGTCTGATAATCAGAATGAGGTAGGCTCTAGGGTTCCTCTATCAGACCTCTATGAGGATCTTGAGGAAGTGGTAGACCTGAACGGCTTGAGTCGTCCACTCTTTACTTACTTGAAGACTCCAGGGATGAATAACAAAGATATTAATTCAGCCCTTGGCTTGTCTATTTTTGATAATGCTAAGACTACTATGGACTTTCTTAACACCACCTATGATGAGTTTATGTGGGAGATTAAGATGGGTCAGCGCAGAGTGGCTGTGCCTAGTCAGATGATTAAAGTTGAGTACAATCAAGACGGCGAGAATGTCACAGTCAAGCGTGAGTTTGAGGCTGGGCGTAACGTTTATGAACAGATTGACTCAGGGGATATGGACAAGGGCGTAGGTATTACAGACCTTACAACGCCTATCCGCTCAGATGACTATATCAAAGCCATCAATAAGATCCTAGCAATCTTTGAAATGCAGATAGGAGTATCTTCTGGCACGTTCACCTTTGATGGTAAGAGCTTGAAAACCGCTACTGAGGTTGTCAGCGAGAACTCAGACACTTATCAGATGAGAAACAGTATTGTCAGTTTAGTAGAGCAGTCTTTGAAAGAGCTCATTATCTCAATGTTAGAGTTAGGCAAAGCCTACGGTCTTTATAAAGGGAATATCCCTAACATGGAGAAAATCAGTATTAACCTTGATGATGGAGTCTTTACAGACCGAAATGCTGAGCTTGACTACTGGGTTAAGGTTGTAAATGCAGGTTTTGCTACGGATGTCATGGCTATTGAAAAGGTGCTCAATGTTACACCTGAAAAAGCTAAACAAATCAAAGCTGAAATCAGTGGCAATGCTATTGATGATGCAAGTGGAGAGCGTAGCTCTGATGATGTAGCAATTTACGGGGAGTGATTAAATGTCAAAGAAAAGACCACCGATACAGTTCAATGACGAGCAACTGCTGCTTCAAGCGAGTAATGTCGCAGATATTTATCATCAGTTAGCCTTGGACTTGTTTGATAACGTGGTCGAACGTGTGACGGAACGTGGCACGGTCTATCTTGACAAACAGCCGTACATCTGGCAACTCGAAAAAATGCAACAGATGCACATGTTGAACGAGGAGAATCTGAAGCTAATCTCTAAATACTCTGGAGTAGCTGAAGAGCAACTACGCTATATCGTCGAAAATGAGGGTTTGAAGCTCTACACGGACACGAAGCAACAGCTTCTAGAAGATTTAGGCCGTGGATCTGCAGGAAGCAGCAATCACATTCAAGAAATCCTTGCAGATTATGCAAATCAAGCTGTCGGAGATATCCACAACTTAATCAATACTACTTTGCCAATGTCTGTAATTGGAGCATATAAAGGCATTGTGGAACAATCTGTCGCTAGAGTGGTTACAGGTCTTTCAACTGCTGATAAGGCTATTTCTGACACGGTCATGAAGTGGCAAGAGAAAGGATTTCAAGGCTTTAAGGATAGAGCTGGACGTAACTGGAAGATTGATAATTATGCACGGACGGTTATCAAGACTACAACTTACCGAACTTATCGAGAAATGCGAACAAGGCCAGCTGAAGAGTTAGGGATCGATACTTTTTATTTCTCTAAGAAGGCATCAGCTCGTAAGTCATGCGCTCCTTTGCAACATGAGATAGTGACGACTGGCCGGGCTAGGGTCGAACATGGCGAGAAGATTTTAGCTTTGTCAGATTACGGATACGGTCATCCAGAAGGTTGTTTGGGTATTAACTGCGGACACATGCTGACACCGTTCATTCCAGGAGCTAATTACAAGCCTGATTTAGGCGAGGACGTCGACTCGGTTAATCCAGAACAAGCGATAGATAATGCCAATGCAGAGGCTAAGCAGAGGGCTCTAGAACGGTCTATCAGGGCTAACAAGGAAAAACTTCACGTCGCTGAGAAACTGGGAGATGATGACCTGATAAACAAGTACAAGAACAAGGTGAGGATCCAACAGGGAGCCATGAGAGATTATCTCAAACAGCATCCGTTTCTACATCGTGATTATGCTAGAGAGAAATACTATGATGATCCTTATACCAAAGCGAAGAAAGAGGTCAAAGTCAGAAAAGAACTTGAAAAGCTGGAGAAACACAGAGCAGAGCAAAAAGAAATGCGTGAGAAGTTTAATTCAGCTGTTAAAAATGGTATAATTAAGACGGAAATCAATAACGAGCATTTTGAAAACCACATTAGAGGTACTAAGGGATATGAGAAATATCTCCAGAAGAACTTAGAAAAAGGAGCACCTCCACCAAGCTATCTGACAATCACTAAAGAAGAATGTCAGGCGCTGGTTGATAGATATGCTGGAACAGGACAGTTCAAGTATGATCCAAAATCAACCAAAATGCAGGAAATTATCTCACAGAATAAACCTATAGGAACCTATATAGATCCTAGAACTGGTGAAGTCGTCGAGAATACTACTGATTTCCGTATTCATTACAGTAAAACAGGCTCACATATTGTGCCAACTATAAAAGGGAAAGGAGACCGTAAATGAGTAAACAACTTTGGAACTACCTACGCTCAAGGGTTCAGGTAGTAAATAGTGATGGTGAAGTCATCAAGGGGCTTGTCACAGATTTTATTGACGAAATGGACAATGATGAGCAAGATGAAATCACTATCCTCATTGACAATCCTAGCCCTGATGAACCAACTGAGATTTCTCTCTTTGAGAGTGAGATTATCTCAATTAAAGCAATCTCATAGCGCTTAGAACAATCTAGGCGCTTTTTTCATGCAATAAATTGCTATAAACCACTATAAACCGTATGGATTTCCATTCGGTTTTTATTTTGCCCTGGAGCATGGCGTAAAACTGTCTTAATTTGTCCATGTGACGTAAAAAAGGAGGAGTTAAGACATGAGTCTTAAACGTGAAATGTTAGTTGAGGCAGGTATCGAGGACAAGGCTGTCATTGACAATATTATGCAAGCGTACGGTGCAGGTATTGAAAATGCCAAGTCACAAGCCAAGTCGGAACTGCAAGCCGAAAACGACACGTTAAAACAACAGCTTGAGCAACAGACCCAGGCTATCAAAGATTTACAGGCCAAAGAGGGAGCTAGTGCTGAAAGCAAACAACAGCTTGAAGAACTAAAAGCCCAATTTGAGCAGTACAAGCTAGATAGCGAGGCAAACCTTGCTCAGATCACTAAAACTAACGCTGTAGCACTTGCTTTGAAAGATGTAGGAGCTCACAACTCAGAGGATTTGATGAAATTCATTGACCTAGACAAGATTAGTCTGGGAGAAGATGGGAAACCTCAATTAGAGGACACAATCAACTCACTCAAAGAGTCAAGCCCTTACCTATTCCAAGCCGAGGACAAGCAGCCTAACCCTAATATCTCTGTGCACGGAAATCCACCAGCAGAAACTGGATACGACCATCTAAGCGCAGAGGATAAAGCCCTATTTGCAGGCTTTGATAGCGCATAAAACCAAAAATAAAGAAAAGAGGAATATTACACATGGCAGTAAATTACGCAGCTAAATTTGATGAAAAAGTAGATGAGCGCTTTGCTAAAGAGGCCCTATCTACTGGTATTGTTAACCAAGACTTTGATTTCCTTGGTGTTGACACCGTCAAGGTCTACTCTATCCCTACATCAGGAATGAATGACTACAAGACAACTGGGCAAAATCGTTACGGTGACGCTGAGGAGCTTGGGAATACTGTTCAAACTATGACAATGAAGAAAGACCGCTCTTTCACATTCACGATTGACAAGAAATCCGAGCAAGACACAAATGGTGTTATGGAGGCTGGAAAAGCCCTTGCACGTCAGTTGTCGGAAGTTGTTATCCCAGAAGTAGACACTTACCGTTTTGCAACAATCGTAGCTGGCGCAGATACAGATCATATTACTACTGGTTCGGTAACTAAAACAAATGCTTACGAACTTGTGCTTGATGGTCAGGTTAAGCTCACTGACGCTCTTGTCCCAACAGCTGGCCGCATCTTGCATGTATCTCCTAAATTCTACAAACTCATCAAACTTGACCCAACTTTTGTGAAAAACTCTGACCTTGGCCAAGAGATCACTATCAAGGGTCAAGTAGGTATGATTGACGGCTTGCCAGTAGTTTTGACACCTACATCACGATTGCCACAAAATGTAGAGTTTATTATCGCTCATCCTGTAGCTACTCCATCTCCTGTTAAGTTGGAAGACTACAAGATCCACGATAACCCACCAGGAATTAACGGTAAGCTCGTTGAGGGGCGTATCCGTTACGACGCTTTTGTTCTTGACAACAAGAAGAAAGCTATCTACGTTCACAAATCAGCTTAGTGAAGGGGGATAAAAATGAACGATTCTAACATTGAAGAGACTTTGGTTGTACCTAAAGAAACCGAAGGGGAACCAGAAGTAAAATATCCAAAAACATTGAAAAAAGATGGTGTTACTTTTACCTTGTCTGATCCAATCATGATTTCAGCCTTTGAAAATCAAGGATACGAAGTGGAGGAATAAAATAAATGGCCAAATTTGAAGCTAAAACAAATTTCTATGTTGAAAAAACAGGGCAACAATTCGATGAAGGGGTTGTTTATGAAATGACATCTGCTGAAGCGGATGAAATCAACCGACGCTCAACCGCTCACTTTGGCGAAGAATGGCTTGAGTGTATCGAACCAGATGTAGCACCTGTAGAACTTACAGAACCAGTTCCAGAAGTTCCTGAATCAACCGACTTCTTAATGTAAGGTGGTGTTGTCATGACCTACTTAACAAGAGAAGAGTTCAGAGGTTTAGGTTTTGATTCGGTTGATAATTTCGACCAATTGCTACAGAGAGCTGAACTGACTATCGATGCTTACACTAGAGATTTCTACTCTATGAATAGTTTTGACACCGATATTGAAGCAAGAAAGAAAGCTGTCAAACGTGCCACAGCCTTTCAGATTGCTTATTTGGATAGTTCAGGCATCATGACTGCGGAAGATAGACAATCTATTGCTAGTATGTCAGTTGGACGGACATCAGTAAGCTATCGCACAGGCTCTCAGAATGGCTCAGGTTCGCTTTCTTTAGCCGAAAGGTATAATTTATCGAGAGATGCTGAAAACTGGCTGCGAATGGCAGGATTTGGCTTTGCGAGGGTGGATTATGATAGATAAACGAATGCTACCTGACTCTTTGACAATTAAGAAGGTCGAAGGGAAAGATGATTGGGGGAAAGAGACGTACTCTGACCCTCTTTATTTATCCCCTTGCAAGTTCGACAGAACCTTCTCTCATTTCGGAACAGGCAACCATCGTAGCGAAAGGAACTCATCGACTGTAATTGTCTATCCTAAATACTGTCCAGTGGAACTCGATAAGAGTTTCGTTGGTGGTATCGTTGAGGAAGATGAGACCAGTTATGTTGTCAAAGACATTATTCCACAATACCATCCATTCACTAAGAAGTTGTTAGCTTATGAAATCGAGGTGATTTGATGGGTGGAGCAAATGTAAAGATTGACTTAAAAGGTGTTGAGAAGAAAGTTTCTCCAGAGAATTTCGCAAAAGGACAACTTGCTATTGCTGAACAAATGGTCCTGGATATGGAGAGATTTGTTCCAAAACGAGATGGAGAACTACGCTCTAAGGTCGATGTAAGAAAAGGCTCTATAGTGTATAAGCAGCCTTACGCTAGATTGCTTTTCTACGGCAAGAAAGGGAAAGGTTTCTTTTCTGAGAAGCAAAGAAAGTTCTTTTTTGCGAATAAAGAAGAACTGCTTAAACATAAAAAAACACCTGGAACTGGTCCGAGATGGGATAAGAAAGCCTCAGCTCTATACGCTAAGAATTGGGCAGAGGTCGGTGCCAAAGCAATGGGAGTTAAATGATGCACGAAAATGACTTTTCAGAAGTATTGTTAGAGTATATCAAAGGTGTCCAATCTCAAATCCCCTCTAAGCACGGCTATTTAGACGAACATGAGGGACTGGTAATCTATCCGTTACCTGGAGGAAATGTGGTAGAAGAGGACATGGCAGGAACGCAGATTGTGGACCTACCTTTTGAGATTGCAATCAAGTCAAAAGACCAGAAACTAATCGATAACACTCTATGGCAGATTAACACTGCCTTATCAAAAATCGGCTTGGAATTACCAAGCAAGAACAATTCATATAACTATTTAGGTCTTGAAGTCAAAAAACCGTATTTGAACGAGTTGGACGAACAAGGCTTTTACACTTATTTGCTGGATGTGACAGCAAATCTTGAAATTGAAAGGAAAGAATAGATGCCAAAGAACAAGAACGCATTACGAAAACACTACATCGGCCCTTATAGCGCTGAACATCCTGAAACAGTACCAGGGAAAGAAGCGTATATGTGGATTGCTAAAGGGATTAAATCATCCTCTCCTGAAAATAATGAAGAAGATGACGATGCAGCATACTTCGACGGTGATGGTACTAAAGAGAACATCATTGTTTCCAAAACACGAGGCCGTACATTTGAAGGACACCGCGATTACTCAGATAAGGCCCAGAACTTTGTAGCAGACAAAGAAGACGAGGTCGGTGATGATCTCATTGTCTGGTACAAAGAAATTTCATCTGATGGCAAAACTCAAAAAGAGGGATTGGCCCGTCTTTCTGAAATCGAAATTGGTGACGGTGAAGCTTCTGAGCTTGAAAAAATCAAGTTCAAGATTGTATGGACTCGTAAGCCTAAAAAGTCAAACGTATTACCTGAATAGGGGCAGGGCGGTTTCCGCCTTGTCTTCTTTTTTTGAAAGGAGATAAAAAATGGTCGTAATTAAAAAACTAAGCAACATCATCCCTGTTGATTTTGGGGAGTTTCAACTTGAATATGTGGCGAATGATGAGAACATCAAACGCATGAAGACAATTGGTCAGAATCTCGAAAAACGTGCTGAAAAACTGAAAAAAGCAGATGATGAGTCAGCTTTTAAAGAGGCTTACAAAGCATCTAAAGATAGTTGGACAGAGTTATTTGATGAAGAAGCCTTTGATAAAGTCTATAAATTTTCGGGTGAAACAACAACAGACACAATTTACTATCTGATCCAAACCATCCGTGGCATTGTTACCGAATTTGAAAACCGACATTCTGAAAAAGCAATCAAGAAATATTTAGAGGGTTGATTATGATAGATCTATCACGAAAATTAACAGATGAGTTGGTTATTGGTGATAAGGTCTACTCTCTTAATATGTCCTTTGATAATATCATTAGACTTTTTGAAATGTGGTGTGATGAAGAAATACCAGAACAGGTTAAGCCTTTCTTTGCTTTAAAAATGCTCACAGGAGAAGGATTTGGGTCATTCTCGATTGAAGATGCTATGGATATCTTCCAACAGGTTTTCGAGGAGCATATCCAGTTAAAATCACTGAAAGATGTATCGGTCGAGTACGATTTGGCTGGAAATGTGATGCAAAAAGAGCCTTCTGCTCAAAGCAATGAACCGCCTGTATACGATATTTCGTTAGATGGTGACTTCATCTATGCAAGTTTCATGCAAGCATACGGCATTGATTTGCTTGAAGAAAGAGGGAAATTACACTGGAAAAAATTTAATGCCCTGTTATCAGGACTGCCAGAAGGCACTAAATTCGTTGAAGTCATCAAAATCAGGAAGTACAAGCCAAGAAAGGGCGACTCTCAAGCTTACATTGATGAAATGATGAAGTTAAAGAAAGAGTATGCCTTGCCTGATTCTGAAGAATATGACGAGGAAGATGATGATTACGATATGGAATAGAAAGGAGGTAACAAGATGTCAGATGGTAAGGTTGTCATTCAAGTTGATATGGATGGCGACAAGGCTCAATCAGGAGTCACACGTCTAAAAGGCATGGTTGGTGGATTGGCCGAAAGCGGAACGCAATTAGGTTCAGTCTTTAAGTCTGTCCTTGGCGCTAACATTGTTAGTGGTGCGCTGATTTCAGGAATTCAGTCCTTGGGGAGTGCTATGAAAGGTGTCTTCTCAACCGCTTTGGACGAAGGGGCTAAATTGCAACAATCCTTCGGTGGTATTGATACGCTCTACAAGGGCGCTGAAGACACCATGAAGCAATATGCTACTACTGCAGCATCTGCAGGGATTTCAGCTAATACATACGCAGAGCAGGCCGTTTCTTTTGGTGCTAGTTTGAAGAAAGCACTTGGTGGTGATGCAGTGAAGGCTGCTGAATCAGCCAATAAAGCAATCATGGCTATGGCCGACAACTCAGCTAAAATGGGTACTGACATTGGTTCAATTCAGATGGCCTACCAAGGCTTTGCCAAAGGAAACTATACAATGTTGGACAACCTTAAACTAGGTTATGGTGGTACCCAACAAGAAATGCAACGACTTCTTAAAGATGCCAGCAAGCTTGAGAAAGCAATGGGCAAGAAGTTTGATATTAACAACTTCGCAGATGTCGTTGAAGCGATTGACTTGGTTCAACAAGAGCTAGGAGTTGCGGGAGTTGCAGCAAAAGAAGCTGAAACTACTTTCAGTGGTTCGTTCTCTGCAATGAAGGCTTCAGCATCCAATTTCTTGGCCAATCTTTCGCTTGGCGAGGATATCGGTCCATCCCTGAAGACACTCATTTCTACTACATCAACCTTTCTTTTGGGGAATTTTGTGCCAATGGTAGGAAATATCATGCGTCAACTTCCTCATGCTATCGAAGTCGCGATAGCTGAAGCAGGCCCTAAGATTGAGCAAGGATTCAGGTCATTATTTGCAGGAATTGGAGTGGATGATGGTGCATTTGATGTTATCAAGGATACTTTCAGAGATGTAGTTGTGACAATCCAGTCGCTCTTTGGTGAATTGACCAGTGAAGGAAATGGATTCAAGGATTTACTTCAAGGGATTAGCAATGTAATTGCATTCGTAAATGCTGTCATACAAGAATTAGCAAGAGGATTTCAATTCGTTTTAGATTCATTTGCTGAGACAGGAGCAATCAGTAACGTTTACCAAGCATTCAAAGACTTATCTGAAGCAGCAATTGAAGTTGCTAAGAATTTGGGTGAAGCTATTCCATGGGAAACGATTGGTACAGCAGTAGGGCAGATAGTGAATGGAATTTCAATTCTTGTCAGTTGGTTCTCAAAACTTGCTCAATCTATTAGCCCAGACATGTGGAGCGCGCTGATTACAGGCGTTGTTAGTTTCGCGGTTGCGTTAAAGGGCATTAAAACAGGTCTTACAATTGCAAGAGGTCTCAAATCAGCTTTTGATTTTGGGAAGAATCTTGTTTCATTAATTAGCAATACTCTTAGTCTTACTGCTGCTCAAGTAACAAATGCGGCTGCAAGTACTGCAATGAGTGCAGGAAATACCGCAGTAGGTACATCAGCAGGAGCAGCAGCAAGCTCTGTCTTAAAATTAGGAGCAGGTCTATTGATGGTTGGAGCCGGTGTTTTACTTGCAGCAACAGGAATCTATCTTTTGGTTCAAGCTGCCATCCAATTATCAAGCGCTGGTGCAGGAGCAATCTTAACTATGGTCGGTATGGCTGTTGGAATCGCAGCGCTTGCAGCAGTATTCGCCTTTTTAGGTCCTGCTTTAACTGCAGGAGCGGTTGGTATTTTAGCCTTTGGTGCAGCAATAGCATTGATTGGGGTTGGAGTATATGCCGCTTCGGTTGGTTTAGCCCTGTTAGCGGTGCAATTACCTGTTATCTCTACTTACGGATTGTCAGCCTCGGTCGCCCTTGTAGCTCTAGGTGCTTCAATGCTTGTTTTAGGAGCTGGTGCCCTGGTTGCGGGAGCTGGATTGCTTGTTTTAGGAGCTGGTGCTTTGGTTGCAGGAGCCGGAGCGGTGGCTTTTGGAGCAGGTCTCTTAATAGCTTCAGTCGGTGTTGCTGCCTTCGGATTGGCTCTAGGAGTGTGTGCGCCTGCTATTTCAACATTCGTAGATTCAATAAGTAAAATAATCGAAACTCTAAGCGGTGGATTGTCTAACATTTTAGATGCAATATCAAGGGTTATTCAATCTGTTGGAGATTCTGCACTCAAAGCAGGTCAAGGCTTCAAGGCTTTGGCCGAAGGTGTCGTGATGATCACTAACACAAGCCTTGGCGATATGGCTGCTTCTTTGGGAGCGGTTGCTTTAGGTGTCGGTAAAATAGCAGGATACGGCTCTGATTTGTCAGCTGTTGGGAGTGGTATGACTATTCTCAGCAATGGAATGATGATGTTCGCTCAATCTGCTACGATAGCAACTGGTGCGTTAGCAAACTTTCCTGGCTTGATTTCTAACTTGTCAGTCGTTACAGGAAGTGCACCAGCCTCGTTTCTTGTTCTTGCCACAGCAGTTAAAACGGCTGGAACATTGATGGCTACAAGCATGCAAGCAAGTATGGCTCAAATTCTTGTTGTAGTGAACAATGGCATGGTCTCAATCGTGCAAAGTGTTCACAATAATGGAAGTCAGATGGTTGCGGTTTGGAGAGTATCCGGCCAGCAACTTGTCAGTGCCACTCAAGGATTTGTAAATTCAGCAAACAGTACTCTTTCTCAAATCGGCCAAGGAGTTAACCTTCATTCAAACGGTTCAGCTCTCATGGCTGGTTTGAAGTCTGGTATTGATTCAGGCTGGTCTCAGATTACTTCTAGTGTATCGAATATGGCCAAATGGATAAAAGACCATAAAGGGCCTGTTTCGTATGATAGAAGATTACTTTTCGAGAACGGTTCAGCTCTTATGACTGGTTTGAATCGAGGTATTCAGACCGGTTGGAGAAATGTCATGGATAACATTTCTAGCATGGCAGGGACTATTCAAGACGTAATTAACGACGATTATTCGGATATCGGCTGGCAGATTGGCCTAGGGATTTCAGACGGTCTTAATTCGTCAATGGATAATGTCACAGGACGTTTGGACGCTATCCGTGATCATGTCAATGATTTTAGCTTGAAATCGAAGAATCTTTTGACCGGTGCTACTGCTACCATGTCAAGTCAATTGAAGGTTGAGACGTTGAGAGGTAAGACACCAACTGATGAAACATCTAGCAGACAAGAAGCCTATATCGCTCATTCAACAAGTCTATTGTCTGATGTGATTGATAGCTTGTCAGAATTAAGAGAGCAAGTGGCACAAGGCCAAACAATGGTCTTGGATACAGGGGCGCTTATTGGTGGTACTGCTTATGCTTATGATGAAGCAGTAGGAAACATTCAGACATTGAGAGGACGGCATCGATTATGATTACTCAAATTAAGGAATATATCCAGTTCGGTGATTTTAATAGCAAAGATGCCGGTTGGTATCTTCAAAGTAGGGATGCTCCTACTCCTGATAAGAAGGAGATTGTGGAGCAAATCCCTTATCTGCAAGGTGTTTTAGACTTCTCTGACGTACTCGGAGAAGTCTTCTTTGATAGACGAGAAATCACATATGAGTTCAAACTTCCAAATAAAGATTATCCTGACAGAAAATTGGCCGAGAGATTTATCAAGTCCAGCATGGCTACGAAATCAGATAGTCAGCTATTTGATACTCACGATAGGCGATATTATTGGCTTGGAAAGGTCAAGAGCATTAAGGTGACAGATGTACCTCTGAAGAAGCATTTAATTGCTACGATCGTCTTCGTTTGCTACCCTTTTGCGTTTCATGTCGACAATTACTTCGATGATGTTTGGGATACATTCGACTTCGAGAACGATTTCTCTAATTGGACTAAATGGCAGATCAATGGACAAAATGAAATATTCTTCATCAACGGTGGAGATACATCCGTTAGTCCAACAGTGATTTGTAGCAGTGACATCAGCCTTATCGACAAGAAAGGTAAAACATATAAATTTAAAAAGGGAGAAAATACAGATTTCGTCTTATCTATGAAACCAGGTATGAATCGTTTTACTGCTAAGGGAGATGGTTCTATCGCTATGCATTTTAATGCGGAGGTGATGGCATGAAGAATGGTGGATTTGATGTTTATTTTTGGAATTCTTTTCGAGAAATGTTATCGGATACCGATTTTACCAAAAAGAAGGTTGTTCATAGTCCATATTCTCGACAAGGGAATAAAATCCTTTCAGGATCTATCAAGCAAGCGCAGAATGCAATTAATGAGTTCACTTTCGTGATTCCGATGCAAAATGATTTGTATCAAAAACTCATCCCTTTTCAATCGATTGTCCAGGTCGTGAATTTATATGACGAGGAAGTCGAATTCGAGGGAAGGGTTCTGAGTGTTTCAAATAAAATGACGAGTACAGGATTTGTTCAAGAGGTTGTTTGTGAAGATTTCCTATCATTCTTGCACGACAGTACACAACATTTCCAAAAGTTGAAAAATACTGGCGCTGAAGCATACTTGAGAGAAATCTTGAATCAGCATAATGCGCAAGTAGAAGATTACAAGCGAATCTATCTTGGTTCTGTTACTGTCAAGAGTTTGACAGACAAGCCATGGCGATACCTTGGATATGAATCTACTTGGGATACAATTCGAGAGCGTATCATAGCGAATATCGGTGGATATCTTACTTTAAGAAGAGAGTCTGATGGTTTCTATCTCGATTGGACCTCATCTATCGGTAAAGATCAAGATGCACCTATCCAGCTTGGACGGAATATCAAATCAGCTTCTCGTGAGATTTCGTTTGATGGGATTGCTACTCAAATTATGCCAATTGGAGCAGATGAGAAGAATACCAAGAAACCGGGTAAGGAAGCCAAAAAAGAGGAGCAAGGCCCCGATGTTACCAGGAAACAAATAGATATCTCATCGGTAAACGGTGGCAAGATATGGCTTGAAGATGCTGAACTTGTAGCCAAGTTTGGCGTTATTAGAAAGCCTATTATTTGGACAGAAATCGATAATCCTCAAGTTTTAAAGAATAGAGGGCTTCAGTATCTAAGAAATCAGAAAATCGCATTAGCCAAGTGGACGGTTTCGGCAGTCGAGAGATATCTGATCGACTCTAGATATGTGAAATTTAAAATCGGTAATACCCATCCCATTTTGAATGCTCCGCTTTCAGGAATTGAATCTTTGCAAATCATTGAGAAAAAGATTGATATCCTAAATCCTCAAAGTGTGGATTTGGTTATTGGTTCTAAGTCTCAATCGCTATCTGCTTACCAACTCCAATCTCAAGAAGCGATTGAATCAATCGAGCGTGTCAAAGCGAATCAAGACATTGAGAGTAAGCGTGAGAAACTTTCGACATTAACAAGTGAACTAGAGCGCTTGAGAAATGAACACAAGCCTGAAAATACAGAAAGAATTAGAGCGTTAGAAGCTGAAATTATCAAAATTAGAAATGAATTAGGAGGAAATTAATGACAACAGAAGAAGCAACAGGACGTTTGAATTTATACGACGACACATCACCACTGCAAGATACTAAAAACATCAATATTCTAGTTGAAGGCATTAGAAAGAAAACAAGAGGTGCTGATGTTCGTGAGTCGATTGCGAAAGCACTTGAGGTAACATACGAAACATCGACCAAAGCCGGCAATGCTAATATGGAAGTAGCAAAGGCTAGAGGCCCCTTTGACCATCTATCCGATAGATTCTCTACGATTGATAATATTATCAATTCAAAAGCAGACGAAGCTGAAATAAAAGCTATGCTTAATAATATTTTAGACGGGTCGCCTAAAGGAACATATTCGAGTATTTCAGCTTTACGTACAGCAAAGCCAACAGGCGACAAAGGTATTTATGTTACAACTGATAACGGCCACTGGAATTACTGGGACGGAAGTTCATGGGCGGATGGTGGTTCATATCAATCGCCAACTGACGGCGTTCCTAATCAGTTCGGTGTCATATTCGACGGATTATTAACTATTGATCGCAAGTCTAAAACAGTATCCGTGAAAAAGGATACATGGATTTCGTTTGGGAATAAAAATTATGCCCCTGATACAAATTTAAGTATTAACTATGAACCAACTGGTTTATCAGAATACGTTGTATACGATTATCAAAATAAAGGATTATCTGTGATGACCTTAGCGAACGTTAAGAACATCACAGCAACACAAGTCATACTTGCGATCATGTATAAGGGTACCTTGCATTATCCAGTTAATTCCATTTTCGTTAAAACAATTGGTTATTCGGAATATACGCAGGATAGCTTAATCGGTTCGGTTGTACAAGGTAAAATAATCTATGACAATTATTCAAAAACGTTTAGTTTTATCGGATTCGGAGAACAGAACGAGATTATTGTTTCAAAGGGTACAAGTTACTACTCGATAAAAGAGCATGAAAATCTTCAACTTAGTAGTGGATTCTTGCATCATCTTATTTTAGATACTATGGAAAATAAGTTTAAGCTAGTAAAGAGTTCAGCGATGTCTAGTGGAGCAACTTTTACAAGTAAGAATACAGACATTTTGATTGCATCAATATATCTTGGAGAGCTCACGCATTATTCTAGTAATAATTTTATTGAGACTACAAAATCATTATTAAATAATACATGGCAATTAGAAGAACTGATTGTCGACCTTCAGACTAAAAAAACTGTTATCGTGACGCTGGGAGATAGCACGACTGATGGTTGGAGGACTTCAAATTACACCAGCAACAACGATAATATTAATAATCTAAAAGACGGAAATAATACATATTCTGGAATACTCAATAATATTATTAATCAACAACGTGGTTATAATTTCGATCATAAAATTTATAATCGAGGTTTTTCTGGAAAAAATATTAGCTGGCTTCGTCAAAATTTGGACACTGTTCTATCTCCGATACCTGAACCCATTAATTATGCTTTTATTGCTATGGGAATAAATGATATGGTGTACGATGCTAGTAAGATTCAATCATTTCGAGACGATCATATCAATGTTATCAATCGATTGTTGGCAAAAGGCATTAAACCTGTACTAATGAGTACTCAAGCTGAATTTGAGAATTACAAACGATTTGGTTCGAAGATTAATGCGATTGCTGACAACATCAAAAGGGAATTAGCCACAGAATTAGGATTACCATTTATTGATTATAACGCTGGCACAAGCAATATTTTGAATCATTCAGAATACAAGATTAAGGATTTAATTCCAGACATGTGCCACTTTGGAGATCTTGGTCATCAAAAAGGGGCGGAATTTTTAGCTAGTCAATTGATACATCAAACGGTATTTGTTTCAGGGATTAGTAAAATCGGGTATCAGAATAACAAAGTGGCATCTGATTTGAATTATTCAGATTACTTGACGGATGAACAAAAAGATGTGAAGTGGATTACTAGAACTGATGGTTTCGATTTAGAAGGACAACTAAATTCTACTCAAACAAAGACAATGTTTGAGGTTTCGGTTTATATTGAACGTCCGTCAATTGTCCGCTATTTTGGAGACAACGTGATTGTGACGTCGAACGGGCAGTCGTTATCAGACGGAGCTGTGCTCGATATCGGATTTTATCGAATTACAGCTAAGAATCGTCCTGGAGTTGTTAGCAAATTCCGTGGCTTGAAATTTAATTTGAAGGAGGTATAATCATTGCCGATTGAAGAAGCAGAAAAAATCGCTCATAGTCAGTTTGTGTGGGCGATTTTATTTATCCTTTTTTTCTTCATTATCATTCGATATCTTATTAAGACATCGGACAAGCGAGAAAAGAAAATCATGGATTTGCATGAGCAATCAAAGGCTGACTCTAATAGACGAGAAGAGCGCTTGATGACTCACTTGGAAAAAACAACAACAGAATTGACCACAATCACTCATACGGTCGGCGATATTCAGAAAGAGATGGTTCGCATGAATGATCGTATGGATGAAATCGAGGGGGCGAATTGAGGAGGTTTAGATGCGAAAACTAAACACAACAAATTTGGAACAATTCGACGGTGGTTTTCGTGTAAAACAGGGCGATTTAAGCTCATCTTTTGGCTTTAAATTGCTTGACGAGAACAAAGACCCCATACCATCGCTTGATGGGCAGGAGGCGAAAATCACGTTAACAAAAGGCGGAGAGCAATGGAAACATACTTCGACTGTTACGAATGGATCAGTAGTATTTAACCTAGATGGTATTTTGCCAGAAGGAACGTACAAGCTCGAAATTTGCGTGGCAGGGTATGTATTCCCAAGCGATGACTCGACTCAAATTAGAATCACAAAATCGGATAAAAATTTAGTTTCTGAAGAAATCCATGCTCTAAAGGAGCTGGATATCGCTGAAGAAGTAAAAAAACAGCTTGCAGAAAAAACTGTAGGTGGTGATGGCACAGTGGGTCAGGAATTTCCTGACTTAGTGAAGTTTTATAATCTAGGAAAGGTATAAAAAAATTATGGATACAAGTAAATTGATCGCATTTGCAGAAGCCTTGGGGGCGGATAACAAGATTATAATGCAGTTACTCGCTGCGAAGGTTGACACGGCTACGCTAACTCAAGCCATTGAGCAAGCCAAAATAGCAGTCAAGGCGGAAATTTTAGGCGAAGGTGTTCCGGAAACTCTCGACACCTTGAAGGAAATTGCTACAGCGATTTCGGGTATGAGTGGAGATACTGAAGGAGCAGTCGTGAAAAAACTAGCTGAACTCGGTACACGACTCGACATTTTTGCTAACCTTGACCTAGTGTCTACATACAACGCTGCGAAAGCGTGATAACCATGAGTAATTTAGAGGAATTTGCTAAGGCCGTCGGACGGGATGTGAAGGCACTGAACGAAAAACCAATTCCACAATTGACCTTAACTGGAAATACTCTTGGAATTGTAGGAAGTAATGAGGTTACCCTACCGTCATTAGAGAATGTAGGACATGAACTTCGAGGTACAGGTTCACCTGAAGGTCTTGTCGTAGCTGAACTAGGGACAACCTATATTGACGTAAATGCTACGAATGGAGCGCTCAAGTGGATAAAGGCAAAGGGTAGTGGTAATACTGGCTGGCGTGTGCTAATTGGTGATACTGGTTGGAGGACGCTTAACACGGTTTCGAAACTGACTGTAGGTAGTCGAACATCGTTTATTAAAATTAGGCGTGTGAACAATTTGGTTTCTTATAACTTCGGAGGTTTGGATTGGGGATGGTTCGGAATTATTCGCAGAAATGGGCCGGGATTCGTTCGTCACAATAGCACTGGAGACCGAGGTGTAAAAGTGCTAAATCCTGGAAACATTCCAGAAGGTTTTAGAAGTGAAAGCTCTTTAATTGGGAGTATCTATAGCGATTCAGGAAAACCGTATGGAATCTGGTATTTGGGCGGAAAGAGTGACGCAAACTATATCCAGTTCAGTTTCAACGATGTCATCCCGACCGACCGAGACATTGGAGATATCCGTGTGAGTGCCGTCTCGTATATAACTGACGAAGATTGGCCGACAACGTTGCCGTAAATAAAGAAAGGAAAATAACAATATGTCACAATTTAATGAAATCATTATTGCTTTTGCTACAGGATTTTTAACAGTAGCAGTAGGCAGTATCGTAAAAGCGGTGAAAGACTATCTTTTGCGAAAAGGTGGGGAGAAAGCGGTAAAAATCGCTGAAATTCTAGCTAAAAATGCAGTTCAAGCCGTAGAGCAGGTAGCTCAAGAGACTGGCTTCAAAGGTGATGAAAAGCTGGAGCAAGCTCGTGATAAAGTTCGAGCTGAACTCACAAAATACAACATCAGCATGACTGACAAAGATTTAGACACCTTTGTCGAGTCAGCTGTCAAGCAGATGAACGACGCTTGGAAAGGAGATGATGCTAATGTCTAAAAAACAAGATATGATTAACGACCTCATGGCTCACGCCGATGCAGGGACTGGGGTAGATTATGATAAAATGTACGGCTACCAGTGCGCTGATGTGACGTGCTATGGCATCTACGAGTATTTCGGTACTCGTCTATGGGGGAATGCTATCGACTTACTACGGTCTGCAGAATCAGCAGGCTTGCAAGTGGTCTATGGCGCTCAATATCCAAAAGCTGGTTGGTTCTTCGTTAAGAACTTCGTGGCAGGCGATGGAGTGAATTATGGCCATACTGGTCTTGTCTATGAGGACTCTGACGGCTATAAAATCAAGACGATTGAGCAAAATATTGACGGGAACGCTGATTTCTTGGAAGTCGGTGGTCCTTGTCGCTACAACGAGCGCTCTGTTGATTCGATTGTGGGGTATATCGTGCCACCTGAAGAAGACGAATCAGGTTGGAAGCATGATGATACAGGTTGGTGGTGGCGTCGTAAAGATGGCTCATATCCAGTCTCAAGATTTGAATCAATAGAGGGCAATTGGTTCTACTTTGATGAATCAGGTTATATGTATGCCAATCGCTGGTTGAAACATACTGACGGACATTGGTACTGGTTCGACTCTAGTGGATATATGGCCACGTCTTGGAAGAAAATTGCTGGTGTATGGTACTACTTCAATCGTGACGGCGCTATGCAGACAGGTTGGGTTAAATACTACGAGAAATGGTATTACCTAGATGCCGTCAATGGCGATATGAAATCGAACACATTTGTACCTTACAACGGAGGATACTATCTACTTCTACCAGATGGTCGATTGGCTGACAAAGCTGCATTTACCATTGAGCCAGATGGCTTGATTACTACGAAATAATTTAAAAAATAAATAGAAAGGAAACTTTCTAAAATGTTCTTTCACCGCAGGCTCAGGCTTGCGGTTTTTTTGTTTGCTCAAAAGGTTGGATTTTAAATCTAAGCTATTTCTCTAAAAGTACTTTCAAAATCAAAAAAGTAATGATTTTTTCACTACTTTTTTATTTTTTTACGAATAGATAAGTAAGGAGGAAGAAAATATGAACATTTTAAACATTGAACTTACGAGTGTAGAACATACTGACCTAGGTTTTGAACATTGGATAGATGTGACTTACCAGGTGCCGATTTTGAAAAATAAGTACACGGTCAAGCTGTTGCTGCTCATGGAATGCAAGATAGAGGACCAAGAGGTTATTGAGTACCTGGTCAGCACTTGGAAATATCGTGATCTCGTGTTGCATTCATTGCAGATGTATGAGATTGAGAGAGAAGGGGCAAAAAAGGGGCAAAAATGTCGTAAACCTCTGTAAAACGATGTAAAACCAATTATTTTAAAACTGAAAATATAGCTATTTTTTAAGGCATTGGAATTTGATGTAAATATATGTAATGGTGTTTTTAAAAGCGGATGAACTCTAAAACCACGAATCCTAGGATTCGTGGTTTTTTTCTTATAGACTTGTAGAGTGTTT